GATAGGAGAAATATATGCAGAATTTAGCAAAAATAGAAGAGGCTCAAATTTCCCCTGAAGGGCTGGAAATTGCTAATACTTATCTAAAGACAACTTCTGTCCGAGAAACAGCACTTAAACTAAAGGTCACTGAAGACTCCGTGTCTAAGTACTTAAATCAGCGAGAAGTTAAAAAATATGTAGATACTGTTTTCTTAGACCTTGGTTACAGAAACCGATTTAAGTTAGCAGCTACTTTAGATGAGATAATTGAGCGTAAACTTGAAGAATTAGATGAAGCAGAGATGACATCCAATAAGGATATAGCAGACTTGCTTCAAATGGCCCACAAAATGCGAATGGATGAAGTGAAAGCCGTCGCAGACCAAACTAAAGCAGAGAGTGCAACTGTCAAAAATCAAACAAATGTTCAGATTAATGATAACTCTACCTTTGGTGAGGGTAACTATGGAGAGCTTATGAAAAAGCTACTAAAAGATGGATAAAGAATATACAGTTAAAGTAAGGGCAGAAAGAGGATTAAGTACAGAAGATATTGCTTCTAGTACTGGTCTTTCTGTGGAAGAAGTTAATAAAATCTTAGGAGTCAATAATGACACAAGCGGAACAAGCGTACCAAGTACTCCAGCGACTGCTGGGGAGTGAACCACCTAAAAATGAAGAGCTAGGAATCTGGACTCTTAGGTGTGTAGAGGCTCTAACTGATAAAGTAGAAGCCTTAGAACTTGAAGTTTCGAAATTAAAGGTAAAAAATGAAACTGGAAAAAATTAAAAGAAAGATAGCTGATGGCTATACTGATGAAGAAATCTGCAACATGTCTGGTATGCCAGTTGAAGAAGTAGCTAAGGTGAGAAAGCCTCCTGTTGTTAAGAAACCTGTTATTAAGAAACCTGTTATTAAGAAAAAGGAGGACTAATAGTCCTAAATAAAGGATTATTATGTCCATCGAAGAAAGAGTAGATCATCTTGAAGAAAGGTGTGATGGGGGTTGTGGTAGTAAAGTACCTTTTTATATTATAGGTACTATATTACTTCAAACTTTTGGAGCAGTTTGGTGGGCATCAGATATTGATAGTAGTTTAGAACAACTAAAAGCAAATACTATTAACCAAACTGAAGTTGAAAATCTAATAAGTAAACGTGAATCAACTTATATGACAATGGACGGAAAACGTCATCTATCTATGAATAGTAGAATGGTCAAAGTTGAAGAAAACTTTAAATATATTAGTAAATCCCTAGAACGTATTGAGGATAAACTCAGTGGAAGAGAAATGGATTAATGACGTTTACGAAACCTGCCTAAAACATTTAGGCGGATTAGATTATAAAAAAGAAGTTACTGTTGAAGAACAAGGACTTCAAAACCTGTGTGAAGCAGTCGTGTACTTATATGGGAAAGCTCATATAGATACTGACAGAGTTTATCACTAGGCAAAAATTTGTTAGGACGACTTACCCTAATACAAGAGCGCTATTGACTTAGCATACTGAAAACATCGGTCATCCTAACACTACTTTTAGCCTATCCCCTTCCTACAAGGAGGTGATCTGGCGTTTTAACCTGATTAGAATTTCGGGGAGTTCTTTTTTATTTGGTTTAAAACCGAAAGCCCTCCTTTGAAACATAGGGAGGGCTTTTTTATTTTAGTATTAAATTTAGGTAAAAGTATTCAGAAAGAAATAGATGATATTTATTTAGAGTTTTCTAAAACACTTCCTTTAATAGAAGAATTAGCCCCAAAATATGTTAAAATTTATAAAGAACTATATAAGCCAGTTTCTGTTGAAAAAGAAATTGAAGACATGGAAGGTTTTAAACAAATTTATCGAGAGATTAGTAAGGAAACTCATCCAGATAAAGTTTCAGGTCATGAAGAACAATTTAAAAGAGCTTCAGTTGCTTATAAAGAAAAAGATGATGTTTCATTATTAGAGATATATGAAGAATTAGGTCACTCTACCGATTTTACAATAAATATTGCTTCTTTAGAAAAAGAACTAAAAGAATTGAAGAATAGTGAAAGATATCAATGGGTTTATTGGTACAAAGAGGGTAAAGTGGACGAAGTACGTGAAGCGTTCTTAAGATTCTTACTTAATGAAATCTACAAAATGGAGACTGAAGATGATATGTAGCTCTAAGTGGTGTGGATGGATACAATCTGTTGCACAGATATTAGTTGCTGGATGTTTTTTGTATATGGCTTATGTAGCCAATATGGTTTTAGTTGGTATTGAGAAAGAGTTATCTGAAGCGGGTGAGGACCTGCACCAAATCCGTATTAGTATGGAAAATATGGAATTATCAATGGTTGATATGAATAACGAACTTCATGTAGTTAATAAAAGCGTTAGTAATATTAATACAAATATGCAACATATGAACATGCAAGTTGGCGGCGTGCGCCGCAAGCTGAACCCTATGAGAATGTTCAGTCCTTTTTAATTATGAAATATTTATTACTTTTATTATCCTTTAGTGTTTTCGCTGCCGAAGATGCTTATATCCAATTCCCTGATGGTTCTTTAGTAGAGAATCCATTTCATCCTACTTTCTTTGAAGATGAGGTAGAGATTCCTGCAGGTTTTGCAGACCCGAAAATGAGTATGACTCAATTAGTAGATGGTGCTGATCCTGCTGGATTTGGAACTTCTTGTGACTTATACCAGGGCGAGCAGAATGTAGTAGATACTTTACAAAAAGATTTTGGACTATCTAAGGATAATGCCTTACGTTGTCTTGATTTAGTTAATACTTCTGGAATGGTAATGGCTACTGCTTTTGCACTAAAAGATAATGCACTAAAAGAAGATTCTTTTATGGCAGATATTGAAGAGCTCGAAATTAGTAATAGTCTAAAACTGCGATATAAGAAAGTAGTAAGAGATACTTTAAGAGCTATTAGAAAAGGTCTTACTGTAGACCCTTATTCTGGAGTTTACGCTGAAGAAGAAGTTCGCAGCCAATTATTAGCAAAAATTTTAGTTGACTGTGCTCATGCACTAAAGGAGAAATAATGGATTTTAAATATGATAAAATGCCTACGATGCAACCAGTTCCTATCCCTACTAAAAGTAAAGGATTTTTTGGAGCTATTTGGATGTGGCTGTGGTCTAGTAGAAAGTGGGAAATTTCTAAAGATTGGGTATTCTCTATAGATGGCGAAGAATATATAATTCCAGAAGGTTTTGTATTTGATGGAGCTTCGATTCCTAAATACTTTTGGAATTGGTTAAGTCCTATCGGTGTACTACTAATGCCTGGACTAGTACATGATTGGTTATATGCTAATGAAGCCTTCCTTCAAAAAGATAGGACTCTCGGAGAAAAGAAAACACAGAAATACTGTGATGAAGTTTTCCGAGATGCTGCAATTAGCGTAAATGGTTTCTTCTTTATTAATTGGATTGCTTACTACGCTCTTAGAGCATTTGGATGGGTAGCTTGGAATGGACATAGAAAATCTTAGTTTACAACTTACAGATTTAGTAACACCTTTCTTAACTATGATGATTGGTATTACTATTGCATTATGGATTAAAGACTTAGCTTCAGATATAGCTAAAGGTATTTCATTTAAGTACTTTGGACCATTTAAAGAAGGTGACAAAGTAATATTAGATGGACATAAAGCAGTTATAGTTAAAATAGGATTAACTATAAGTGTATTTGGATGTGATGACGATGAGAAAGGGTATATCTGGCGATATGTTCCCAATGACCGTATAGGAATGTTATCACTAGGAAAAGTAATTTCAACAAAACACAGAGAAGTTTAAATGTTAGAAATCAGTAGAGATGATATTAGTGCGGATGAGTTTATCGACTATCCCAAGGATCAAAGATTTATTAAATTACCTATTGCTTCATATTTAGAATTATTAAATATAACAGCTATACGTTCTCAAGTAGCACTTATTAATGCAGTTAATAATCCTAAGTATCGTTTTATAGTCGCTGCACTTTCGCGTCGACAGGGTAAAACTTATATATCTAATATCATTGGACAACTAACTGCACTTGTACCAAATACAAATGTACTTATTATGAGTCCAAACTATTCTCTATCTCAGATTTCTTTTGATTTACAACGTAATTTAATTAAACATTTTGATTTAGAAGTAGCAAGAGATAACGCTAAAGATAAAATAATCGAGTTAACAAATGGAAGCACAATTAGAATGGGTTCAGTTAATCAAGTTGACTCTACTGTTGGTCGCAGTTATGATCTTATCATATTTGATGAGGCCGCGTTAGGGGACGGAGGTATGGATGCTTTCAATGTAGCCCTGCGTCCAACTCTTGACAAACCTAATAGTAAATGTATATTTATTAGTACTCCTCGTGGGCGCAATAACTGGTTCTCTGAATTTTACCAACGTGGGTATAATGATGAGTATAATAATTGGGCATCTATTAGAGCTACTTATCATGAAAATCCTAGAATTAGTCAGGCGGATATTGATGAAGCTAAGAAAGGTATGTCCAAAGCAGAATTTAATCAAGAGTATTTAGCAGACTTTAATACTTTTGAAGGCCAGGTATGGAACTTCAATTACGCTGAATGTACAGCAAACTTAGAAGAATTAGATGTTTCTAAGATGGATATATTTGCAGGTATGGACGTTGGTTATAAAGACCCAACAGCATTTTGTGTAATTGGGTATGATTGGGAAGAAGAGAAGTACTTTGTATTAGATGAGTACATGGAAGCTGAACGGACTACAGAGCAACACGCTGTAGAGATTCAAAAACTTATTGATAGATGGGATATAGACGCAATCTATATTGATTCCGCAGCTCAACAAACGAGATTCGATTTAGCTCAGAATTACGATATTTCAACTATTAATGCAACTAAGAGTGTACTGGATGGGATTGCGGCAGTAGGTACTATTGTAGACAATGACAGACTCATCGTAGACCAACGTTGTAAAGAGACGCTTTCTGCCTTAGACCAATATCAATGGAATCCTAATCAAAACTTATTAGTAGAAAAGCCTGTTCATAACATGGCATCTCATATGGCAGATGCTCTTAGATATGCTTTGTACACATTCGTAGCCTCAGAGATTACGTTTTAGGTATCACCAGATGAAAAATACCTCTTGACATTTAGGGGTGTTTTTGATATAATGGCGTTATAAATATAGATTTGAAAAAGTAGGTATAAAAACTCATATGGCGGAATTAAAGAGACATTTAGTAAAATATATACGTGACCGAGCAAAGAGTGCCTACGCAAAAGACACAGAATGTTATATCTGTGGTGCTATAGATGAACTCGACTTTCATCATTTTTATAGTGTCACAGAGCTTCTTGAAAGATGGCTTAAAGAAAACGACATTACTATAAATACTGCGGAAGATATAATGGCAGTTCGGGATAGATTTATTGAAGAACACCATAAGTTTATTTATGATGACACAATAACTCTATGCCATAAACACCATTTGAAATTACACAGTCTGTATGGAAAGCGTCCATCTTTGACCACAAGCCCTAAGCAAGTGCGGTGGGTTAATAAACGAAGAGAAAAAGAATATG